AATGTCGCAGCAGTGCCGCCAGACACATTACTGTTACCTTTCTTCCACTGGTAAGTTAGCGCTGAGCCATCGGTGGATTTAGCTTCCACAGATAAAGTTAGCGTTTGCCCTACAGTTAAAGTCTGGTCTACTGGCTGTTTGGTGATTACGATTTCTTCTGGAATATCACGGATATCGACACCACCTGCGCTATTGGCTTCAATAGACCAAGTTGCTACGTCGTCGTGTGGATATTCATCACTCCAGCTAGTCACCAAGAAGCAGCCTTCAGTGATGTCTGTAGGGCTGACAATTTTGAACCATACATAAGGCTGACCTGATGTAGTTTCAGGGTTGTTAACGTGGCGCTTAAGCTCTTTTTGACCGTATAAAGATTCTTTACGAGATACGCCATCACCCGAGAAAGTGACGTTTTTATACGAAACTAAGCTTTCCTGTGTATTTTGTGGCGACATATCGCCCGTTGCGTCTACCGTTTCCCATTCAGTAGCAGACGACTTTCCGCGCATCATACCAAGGCGACCGTAGTCCATTGGTGATGGTTTGTTCTCAGGGCACGCAATTGCATAAAATACAACGACGTCGCGCCCTGTGAATGCACCTGATTCACATGCCATGTTTATTTACTCCGTTATCGTGAGATTATTGTGTTGAAATTGATTTCGAGGACTAAGCGATTTCTGTCGCTCATTGATTGGTTGATACCGCCGATTGGCTCTACATAGGTCATGCATCCGATTTTGTGGTCTCGGATTAATGCTTCTCTGATTCTAAAAGCTAGGTCTTCAAGTGCTGATTGGCCTCCTTCGACCTCAGATATAAGCAGCATTCGATAAGAGTCGCGTGTTATTGCTTCCTCTGGCTTACCTCCACCCATTCGCTGAATGACGATAAACTTGTCTAGTTGCTGACCATCTTTCCAAAATCGATACTGAACATCGAACCCATCAGAGAAGTGATTAACCTCCAACCACTCAGTAATTTCACTGTATATGTCACTAGGCTTCATATTTTGTAGCCCCGTTTAATGATTTCCTGTATTTCTGGCGCTGCGTTTTCAAAGCCTTTGCGTAAGAAATCAGGCTCTGCGTTCGGATCCCAATATCGACCTTTCCCAGTACCGCCACCAAATGAGACACCGCTTCGAGTTTTGCCAAAATCCTCTCTTGGTTGACCTTTAAGCTTGCCTTTCATCTGACTAACAGCTGCGGCATAGTTGGCTGAATAACCCACTCTCGCCTCATAGCCACTGGGTATTTTCTGTAATTGACGATACTGACTGTTGATAAGGTTGGATGTGTCGATAGGGGTAATTGCCGCAGCATAAGCCGCACCAGTGATAGATATCTCCTGCATAACTCTGGCGGTTCGCTGTGTAGCAATGAGCTCTAATTCGCTATTGATATTTCCTCTAACTCTCCTGATACCTTTGACTTTTACGCCCATGATTAAGTCCTTATCACGTAGTCATATTCTTCCCCAAAGAAACTCATGTCATCTTTGCTTACCACAACGATTTGACTCGCATTCGCTAACCTTGGGTCAAGAATGGCTGTTGTATCTTCCTGTGCGATATAATCACCACGGACAGGATGGCGAACAGGCTGACCTTGATACTTCATTTCGGTGTTGTACAAGTCTTTAGTAACAAACTCAGTCCCGAAATCATCTTTCGCTACCTCGTTACTACCTTTGAACGTGCAAGCGATTAAATAAGGTGCTCCGTAGATAATCTCATCGCCGTATCGACCGCCGCGACTCACGGGGTAGACAGTGGCGACATTGGTATAGACCCACTCAGCCGTATTACTCACGAGTAACCCCCTACCACACCAAAGAACCCAACCGATTTACTCGCCAGTGGTAGCGTAGATAAACAACCTGCCGTATCCCATGCTCTAAGCTGCTTCAGTAAATAATCCGTACCAGCAGAGTCATAAGTAAACGAGCGTGACGCCCCGTTGGGAGCGCCTTGTGATGATATCTTTCGAGCACCAGACAATGAGGCAAGACGAACCAGCGCATAAACTAGAAGTAATTTTTGCAGTGATTCATCATAGTTAGCCGCCAAGCATTCAGATTTTGCATTCACTTGATCCAATAGCAACAACAGCACGGAATCAGGCAATGTAAACCCAAGCTCGGCTATCATTGGCTTTACGTCATCAAGTGTTATCACCATCTGATTTACCTTTACCCTTTTTCTTCTCTGGCGTGGCGACTTCGAGTTTTCGTTCTTCGATTCGCTCGACCAGACCAGCCCGTAGCCATGTTTCAGCAGTTTCTTCTGAGACATCCAGCTGAGCGCCAACCTCTTGTTTTTTGAGGTCGGCACCAGCAAAGAAGTTACTTGAAATAACCTTTACCAGTGCCATGAATCCCCCTTATGCGCCTTTAGCGTGAATAACTGAGAAGTGACCAGCGATATCTTGCTTAACCATCAGGCCAGCAGCACCCCATGTGCGCCATACATAGTCTGAGTTGTAGAACTGACGAGGGTCTGCAACAGTGCCGAACGCTTGACCGACAATAGGAGCGATAACACCAGCACCCAGCGGAACAATCAGAACTTCGTTACCTTTCAGCTCATAGTCTTCTTTGATGTCTTTAATGCCCGTGATTTTCTTGATTTCTTCAAGGATAGTGCGGGTTTGGTTAACATCGAAGTAGACAGATTCCCAATTAGACAGGATTTCACCTGATACATACCAAGTCTGCTCACCATATTGCAGGTTTTGCAGTTTCAGTACATCACGTAAGTTAATCACTTCTTTGCGAATAACTTTACCGTCTTGCTCTTTATCTAAATCAACCGTTAGAACAATTTGAGCCACACGCTCATCAGCACGGAAGCCTTTCCACGTTTTACCATCAAACGTAATGAAATTACCCGCAGCATCACGGAAGCCATTCCACATAAAATCAATGTACTTGCGACGAACGGTATCAACAGAATCCGCTTGAGCATCTGCCAATGAAGCTAATGCAGAACCTTTAGCGAAAATAGGGTCACGCCAGATGAATTTAAAACCTGTGTCGTGAACTGGAACCATTGTTCCATCAAAGCTGTAAGCTCCAGCATTTAACAACGCACCAATTTGACCAGACATTGACGTGTGAGCCTCACCGCCACCGCCTTTACGTGCATATTCATACACTGACTCTTCTAAACGAACAGAGCGAGACAGCCCCATTAAGTCATTTAACAGAGTGTAAATAGTGTTGGGCTGAAACTCTGCTAGCACTGTTTGGTCATAAGAGCGATATAAACGCTTAATATCATCAATGGCATTTACTGCATTGAGCGTTGGAGCATCACCACTGCGGTAACGCGCGCATGCGATAAAATCAGCCACCGCTTGAGCAGATGAATTACGCGCTAACTGTAATTCGCTGAACTGCGCTTGGTTGGCTTCAAGGTTTCCCGTTTCGGTTGCCTTCTTAGTTGAAAAATAAAACATTCAGTTCTCCTTACTTGAACACAACACGAACCAGATCACCCGCCGCAGCGGTTAATGCTGTATCTTCTTCGACATAGGCAAATACCGCTTCACCTTCTGCACCCGTTGCCAGTGTGATTTGACCGTTAGCAACAATAACCGCTTGGCCTTTCTTGTATGTACCAGCAGCGGCACGCAAGTTTAAGAACAGACCTTGCATTGGCTGAATTGCAACAACCCAATCACCCGCCTTGATTACATCATCAACCGTTTGGCAGCGTAGATAATCAAAGTTGGCCACATACAAAATATTCGCTTCTTTACCATCGACTGATGGCGTGAATTTAGCAGTAGTCTCATCATAGAAACCGATAACACCCGCTTTAGTGTCAGCCGCAGCCGCACCTTCACGGTGTAGCAATGGGTTAGTGAATACACCACCCGCATGAATTACACGTTTTTTATTCGCCATGTTTTACTCCGGCATATCTGAAACTGATTGAGAGGAATTGACTTGTTGGAATGAACCATTCAGGCCATGCGATACATTGCATTTCGCGTATAGCTCTTTCAGCGGGTCGCCACTTAGCGCATTAACAGCGATGTCGGACATGCCGAATTTATCTTTCACAGCTTCACGCATGGCGTTTACTTCTTTGTCTGCGTTGGCGTTTAACTGACCTTCGAGTGTGTCAATTTTATCGGTTAAAGGCTTAATAGCCGCATTCACTGCCGCCGTAATGGCATCCGTGTTTGTTGCGGTATCTTTTTCCTTCTCTTTCTTCTCACGCGCAGCTTTTTCTTCTGGCGTTTCCTCTTTCTTTTCTTCGGCGTTCATTTGGTTGTACGCATCCAGTAATTCAGCATCAGATTTGCCTTCTGTTTCGATGCCTTTCGCCTTCAGCGCATTCGTGATGATTTCTTTCATCGGGTTAGTTTCCTTATTGGTTTTAACTTCGTACTCTGTTGGCTTGCGCACAACTTCGATAGGCTCACCAACGAGTTCGGCGTCTCCGTCATCGTTCATGAGGTATTTTTGTTGGTAGGTTTTACCTGATTTGTAGTAAATGAATTTATCTGGCCATACCATTTCTGGATAAGGCCAATCATCGCCACTGGAAGCATTACGTAATGCCGCACGTAATGCGGAATAGATATCTTCAAATGAGAATGAATTATTAGCGAAAAAGAACTTAGCTTTGTTGAATAAGCCTTCTTGCGTGCAGTTTGCCGCATCAATAAGCTCTGCTGTTTCAGTTTCTAGCTTCTCACCCTCGCTATTCACGAACATTCCCACGCCTTCTTCTGGTGTAGCTGCTCCTGGTTCTGATGCGGGTAAAATAGCGATGTGGTCAAAGTGCATGTTTCGGGCAACCCATGTGTAGGCTTTACCCTTTGACTTGCCTTTGTTTTGTTCGCGCTGGAGCAATAACCCCGTTGAAACATGAATGGGATCGGAACTGTTACCTGCGATAATGTCATCGATGCGGGATAAGAATTCTTTCCCCTTCTCGCAGCCATCAGCAAATCGACGATTTACTTTCACATCCATGATGACCTTTTCGCCATCCTTACGGACGTTTTCTGCCCATGCACCAATGTGATATTGGTTTACTGCCCGTGGCATGTCTGCCGATACATAATCAGTGCCGATTTTAGGATGACCGTATGGACATTGCCGCCCCTCCATCGACTTAAAACTACTGTTAATCTCACTGGCAGGATATAAACCACCGTTCATCACAACATCATCGATGACAGGCACAACGCCGCGAATGACGATATGCTCATCACCATCGATAGTTTCAGTTGAGATATTGGAGGAATTGACAGCCAGTGATTTAACATGAATGCTGGATAGCTTCATGCGTTGGCCTCTTTATGAATTGCTTGTTGATTCCTGTCGCTTTTCTTCCCACTCATCACGCGACTGAATGAGCCTATCTAAAATACTAGGGTTATGCAGCGTGCCATCTTCATTCAGCAATACTGGCTGATTGCCGCAGTAGCAGTTATAGCGATTACCATTGATTGAGTAGAAATATTCCACTTCCTCAACAGTGAATATCTTCCCACTACGTGCTGCATGACTTGGCCTAGTGGTTGGCTTAAGTGCTGATATCCATAAGATGCCAGTTTTCAGCCCTAACCTTTCGCTAGCCCATGTCGTTTCATTCCAATTTGCCCTACGAAGTGCGCCTACTTGCTCAGTCTGCGCGATGGCCTTTGCTCTGGTCATCGATACATCTAAACGCTGGCTAACTATCCTCGCTGTTTCGCGTGGATTTATGCCTCGTACTATCGATGTACCGATTACATTTGCTAAGTCAGTCCGTGCAGCATCAGACAAGCCGCGCCAATCGCTATAAGTAGAGATAAACGCCGCTGCAACCTGATTCTGGTAAGCTGGCTGTGATAATAGGTAAGTGAGTGTTGTTTGCTGTGCGTAGACTTCGGATTGAACGGCTAAGTTAGTGTAAGCATTCAGTGTGCCACGCTCATACTCATCAGATACATATCCAAACGCCCACAATCGCTCGTCACCACCTTCGAGTAGGTAGTCATCAAGTATTGATTGCAGTCTTTCGAGGAATCTGGCGTACTCTGTAGGACGTTCCGCTAGGTCATATATATAAACGCCAGCGTTAACCTTAAAAATCGTGTCAGGCTCATCCTGTGCGTTTTTAGCGAGTATGTAGCTTTGAGTGGGTGATTGCGTTTTCTCTCTGCCAGTAAATGACAGGTCGAATAGTTGCTTGAGTGCTTTCTTGAGTTCGTAATACCGATTATCAATATCACGGAACATCTTTCTAACTTGCCGCCCTGATTGTGTTGGGTCAGCCTTATTCCTTGGTATTATCGGCGACCCTATCTTTTGATTCTTCATCATCGACTAATGGGTCTCCTTTTAGGCCTGACTCTGGCGGCTCGCTGTTCTCAAATTCTGGCAACGTTGGGTACTCGCCAAGTGCCCTAATTTCGTTCTCCATAAGAACAGAGCGACCGAATGAGCTTTGCGTCTTCATTGCAACATCAGCAGCTTTACTCATGTTATCCAACTTTTCAGATTGGCTAGGTGCGAGCAAATCAGACCAACTTACTGTTATCTCGTCTTTTTGCTCAATAACGCCAAGCCTTCCAAATTGGTGGATCAGGTCAGTAATGACTTTTGAGAGAAACCCTTCACGCCTTGATTTACAGGTTCTAGCCCAATCCTTCATATCCTCAGTTGAGGCGCGCTCACCTGTAATTTGACCGATAAGCACCTTAACTGGCATGTTGATTGACGCCGCAAACTCAGCTAGCAATGTGCGCCACGTTGGTTCAGGGTCTGCGGCGGCAACTGATAGCACGCTTGCCGAGCCTTCTTGCATTAATACTGAGGCATCAATGCTTTGATTTAGCCGTCGAACCTGCTCATCAAGCGCATCTGGAAGCCCTTCTATATTCGTTCCTAACGCTTCTGCTAATGCATTAAAATCAGTTTCTTTACTGAATGCGTAGTTAAGTTGTCGGCTGGCATTCTTAAGGAATCCCTCAGCGCTACCTCCCGAAACCTTTTCGATATCGAGTAGCTTGTTATAGCCTTTTCTCAGTAAAGATACGCCTGAGGACATTTTGCCATCAGCAGCGCCTTCGATAAGCGTTATAACTCTGTCAGGATGAATATCAATTATTCGAGATGGTGATCCGTCGCTATCATCCCCCACTGCCATTTCAGTAAACGAGTACATCGTTGGCATGGAGTAGTTTTCGCTTGCTTGGTCTTCATCCCAAGTTTTAACATCAAGCTGCGCTTCCCATGCAGGGATTAAGCGAACAATAGCCTTATCTTTTAGTTTTTTAACAATTCCAGTATCGACTGGCTCATTCCAAAGCCTGTTATCTTTGATTTGGATGATTAAACCAGAATATCGACCAACTAAATTACGTTTATCAGCCTCTACAACCTGCTCCCAGTGTTTTTTGAGTAGCTTATTAAGGCTTTTATCCCATTCAGTTGAACCGTCTTGGTCTGCCTCTTCGTCCCCTTCGAATATTTCAGGGTAATCAATCCAGCATCCAGATATGTATCTATCAACCGCAGCGCCGCCTAGCGCATTGCGATCATATAGCCTATAGAAATCATCAAATGTGAGATTTTCAGGCCAGCCAAACTCATTCCATATTCGAGGTCTTTTAGTGTTGCCAGTGCCTAGCGACTGAACGTAAGACATTCTAGCTCTTTGTGCGGCTTTCAATGCGTTATTAACCGCTAATGATAGCCGTTGTTGATTTACTTCCATTTTCGCCCTCATTAACGTTTTCTAACTAGCATTCCGACCACTGATTTTTGCGTTATATACCCATCAAGCCCATATCTAACAGCATCCCAACAGTGGTTATTAGCATCCAAAATCACGGGTAATACTTCACCAGTGATCCGGTCTGTTTTGTATGAGTAAAGTCGGGCTTCTTTTGCTGTTTCTTTACAGCGAGGATGGATAATGATTTGTTTGAAGCCGCGTAAATGAGTAATGCCATCCTCTACACTACCCTGCCACTTTTTAGCGGCTGAGATATTGAATCCCTGACGCTTTAAATAGCTAATTGTTTCAGGTCGTGCGGAGTCGGCTTTAATAGGCCACTTACGTGCTTCTGGTATTTTGTCGTAAAATGCTGGCATATGGTCAAGCTCAACACCTACACCATAAGCCTCATATTCGATATACAAACAGTCATTTAGAATGAACTGCCGTAACAGAGTGTTAGGGTCTTTAGCGAAACCAAAGTCAGCCCCGAAAAGTAATCTATCTGCTTGCTGCCATAAGTCATCAGGAAATGATTGAACTACATACTTATTGGCTAATACTTGCTTATCGGAGTTTTCAAGATAAGCGCCTTCCCAAATCCACGCATAAGTAGCAGAGTCTAGTCTAGCTTGGTCATTCAACCGCTCATCTTCTAACACCGACGGAAACCAAGGGTTATCATCGTAGTTCATCTCAACCACGACAGCGTTATCAGGTGGATTCTTTCTAAAGCGCTTATCTGTCGCGCTTCCATCTCGCTCAGGGTTCCATGTCACCCATATTTCAGAGCCAGCCTCACGAACCGTAGGAGCAAGTTTTGTCCATGCTATTTCTGATACTGATTCAGCTTCATCAACCCAAGCGATTAATATTCTTGCCTTAGATTTGATGCTATCTAAGTTATGCCGTAACCCTGCGAATACATAGCTAACTGACCGGCACTTAGTGCGAATGTATTTCTCGCCGAGTTCATAGAAATCATTTAGCCAAGGCACAGACCTAATCGCCTGCTTAACCTCTTCCATGGATGATTCTTCTAGTGAGTTCATGTATTCACGAGCGCAAAGTATTACGCCTGATTGCCCATTCATCGCAGCCATATAGCCACGGATAGCTGTCATTAGTGCGAATGTTCTCGTCTTTGCAGAACCACGCCCACCGTGTGAACACCGATAGCGATAGTTACCTTCGAACGCTGGGATTAATTTAGGCGGTATTTCAATCCTCGCTACCGTCATTGTTACCTCCGGCAACCAGAACTATTTTTGTTGGCTGTGGCGTCATAGATCCATCAGATGATTTAACATCAATATCCTGACTAATTTTATCACCATACTTTTTAGGGCTCATTCTTGCTAAAGCCCACTTTCTTGTATCAATTCTTAACTTAGCCTTGGCTACTGCCGCCGACTCCTCGGCAACATCATCAGCAATATCAAATAGCTCCTCAAAAACAGCGTCAGCCCTAGACTCCATTGCTTTCGCGTACTGCTCACGAAAGTCAGCGTTTTCTCGTAACCATCGCATTATTTTTGTCATGTTTGGCATGCCTTTTTTCTTGCATACCGAACGCAAACTTTCACCATCGGCGATAAGAGCGCATATATCGTCCGCCACCTCTGGTAAATAATCAGAAGGGCGACCCATTTTTGTTTTAGTCGCCATTAATTAACCTCAATCAGAACAATTAACTGGTTATGTTTATACACCATCGGCAATCAGTGATACCTTTGCTGTTATAAACCTATATAAATCTCTATTAACGCCACTCAATGAATGACGTTTGTAGAATTTTATAAACTGGTTATTCTGCTACTTCATCGTTGAATAACGTTTTCTTTGTTTCCTGCACTCGCTGATAGACGGAATCAACTTTCGTTAATGTATCGACGGACCCATTATCAAAGTTGCCGTTGTTATTACTCCACAATTGGAAAAATAACTCATACTCAAGTGGGTCATCCTTGATGAGCTTAATGGCCTTTGCGGTTGCTGCAGTGTTATTGCCTGTTAGCTTAAGTAAGCCTAAGCGGATTTTTTGGTGTGATTCTAATTCAGTCATGATTTACTCGCTATTAGAGAATATTACCATTTAGAAACAAGTGGTTACTTGATTGTTACGCATTTGATTTGTATTCTTGTAAAGCCATAAGCAATTCCAAGTATTACTGCCTCCTACATGGCATCTTTCATAGTGCTACTCCAAGCTTTGCCGCCTAGTTCCTTGGCGGCTTTTTTGTTGCCAATAAAAAAGGCCGCTGAGCGACCTATTCAATATTTGGCAAGTACATTTGAGCCTCTTTCACAACTCGCTCCCTTGCAGTTAGTAGCAATTTCTTCCTACCACCAACTCCCCAGTTAGCCATCGTCCTTGCACATCCACTTACGTTTTTGGTTTCAGTGTTGATGATATGATCTAACTTGTTTAGCTTAGCCATGACATCCAAGCCTTTTCTTGCTGCATCTTTGAATGTGTTGTAAACGAGAATTTCAAACTCAGGCTTTAACCAAGCTGCATATCGAATAACCACTAACTCCATAGCCCAAGTACCTTGATTCAGCCCGCCCTTAATCACTTTGACCGATGCACTTTTTGTTGCATCGCTTAAAGCTTGAACAAATCTGCTTATTTGGCGACTTTTTAGAAATACTCCTGGTCTTTGAGATTCAGTAGCTTTTCCATCCATCATTGCTGCTGCGTGGAAATCATTTAGATTGTATCTGCCTTCGTTATCAACTCTGACGGACACTCCATTAACACTTACTCTTGGATAACTCATGATGTATTACCTTTCAAAAAAGAGACCTCAGTTCTCACAGAACAAGCCTGACCCGAGCACACCTATAACAGGCTGTCCTCTGAAGTCGCTTTTGTGAATGGTCTCGGGGTTGTGACGTTTGCGTGTGAGATACGCTTTGTAGAGACAAGCAATCGGTACGCACGGATTGAGGCTGCTCCTCTATATGGGTACCTATTTTTATTGACTGATTTTATTGAGTTTATTTTCCGCAACCATCATCACGTATCACTACGTTATTTTGGTCACTTACGGCTTACCCGTCAGCAAGAAGGATCACCTCCTGTTACCTTGTCGGCGTTATTCTTCAGATAACTTTTGCTTTAACAAATAACCTTCAAGCATCCAGATTTTGTTAACAGCATTTTGACGGGCAATTTTGCGACCAATTTCCGCATCGAAGTTTTCAGGACTTGCACATGCCGACTCACCAGTAACAGTGAAGCCATTTTTCAGAACGAGGACACAGAACGTTAATACGTCCAATTGAGATGGCGGGTTAATAACACGCTCAGATTCACTTAATTTACTGAATTCATCACTTACTGATAAAACACCTGCAAAACCATCCCCAGCAGTAAAGTAATGCTCACTAGCAATTACGCCTTCAATGTGGTCTGGTGTGATGCGAGCTGCTGTTTTACCTTTGGCTTGAATCTCTTTTTCAATATCTTTATCTGTCATTTTATTTCTCGCTGTTAATTAAAAAGCCCCTAATTACTTAGAGGTTCGTTGTTGTTCAATTTCCCGTATTGCTTTCTTATCTAAGTTGCACTTTGCTATTGAATTCATCGCATCTACTAGCAGTTGCGGCATATCCCCCCAATCCATTTTTACTGGAATATCTGGCTGAGGACAATCAGCGGTTAGATGTGCTGGTATCGGCACTGGCTGAACGGGAATCAATATCTCTTTTGTATTTCCGCAACTCACTAACAACATCATCGGGCACAGCAGTATTAGCGCACTCATTGTCTTTGAGCACTGCTTTGATAACAGTCTTAACTTTGACATGTTCTGTGTCCTCTAATTGCTTGGCTTTGATGTTGTCGAGTGATACTTGATAGTGAAGAGTTATTGCTGATTGGGTTACTTTGTTTAGTAGTTGGCTTGCAGATAGTTCGTTAGACTTTTTGTCAAATTTAACCTGTAACTTATCAAAGTCATTCATAACCCAGATAAGCCAGAATAATAAGATTGCACAAGCAGCCATTAACGCTTTGGTTAGTATGCTTAATTGCTGCCCCATCGTGCTTTATATCCTCTCACATCAATATGTGTGAATGTCTTATAGCGACCAATGCCGTAGCTATCAGGAAACTGAGATTCAAGATAATCAGCGACAACTTTCGGCGTCACACCATTAACCTTGATATCTGCCGCTGTACCTAATAAGTGCTGAGATTTTGGTGCTCCGCCAACATTTTTATTGTGATTAACACAGCGACGACCGCTGACAATAATTACTGGCTTACCAAAGTGACCGCGAACACCTTCAAGAATTTCAACCAACTTTGATTCAACTTGATTTGCTCCGCATCCGTCTTTACATGCAAATTCATTACTATCGAAATGCTCACTTAATTTCATTCTTCACCTTCTTGAATACCTGCATGATGTTTCCTTTAGCTGCAAAAACCAAAACGCAGATGAACACATCACCGAGTAAGTTAGATAAGCTCGTATCGAAATCATTAGGCTTTATTAATTGGTAGCTTTGCCATATACAAAGCCAGATAAGAACCATGCCGATAAATGAATCTCTATGACGAGCGTAATTACATAGAAACACACGAATGGCCATGAGAATTAACACGACTACATTCGTATAGTTGATAATCTCCTGATAACTCATTTTTTGCCCCTCCACTTTTCAGTTAAGGTGCTCATCAATACGGAGAAATTATTCTCAATGAGTCTTGGTAGCCATCTAATGGCCTTAGTTAGTGTTTCGCTACTTGCGATAATGAGAAGCAATGAAATAAATAATGCTGAAACCAGAATGGCAGTTAATGTTTTACCTATCTCATAACCCGTCTCAGCTACAATTATTCGCTCTACTGATTCAGAGATAAGAACGCCAGTTAAAAACGATAAGATAAATAACAGAACCTTTTTCTTGTTGTTATCTTTTGATGCTATGACCGCAACAGTTGCACCAATAATCGCACCTGTAATTACTCCGTAATCAAAGCTTCCTGTCATTAATCCGATTGCACCACCGCCTGCCGCGCCGACGATAGCACCAGCTGCGGTACTTGGCATATATAACACCTGTGTTTTAGTTAATAGATAGCCGCGCACAATCTCTATGCGTCAATTAAGTGTGTGTGATTAGAATTCTGTGGCGGCGTATACGAAAAAGGCCGCGCTAGGCGGCCTCTTGAAATATTGTTCTGTTGGGACTGTTGGCCAACGATATTTTGAACTACTGCATATTTTGCAGCAGTTGGAATTAATGCCCGTTTCGTGGGCT